TCATTATCATATATATTATCAAACGTATATTTTAATGATCCATCACTATTTTTTTGTAAAGGTATAAAATTTTTTACACTTTTATCTTTTTTAATTTCTTCATCATTAGGTAGTGCACCTGTATTTAATTCTTCTAAACTAAATTTTTTAGAAGATGCACCATCAGCTGCTTGCTGATTTACATTTAAATCACCAAGTGAAAATCCTTTTGTCATATTACCTTAATAAGCCAGTTAATCTTAATAAATAATCTCTTGCTTTAGTTCCATCATCAAATAGCACAGTATCAGGAAAACTTTGAGCAAAAAATCTTTGTGCATCTTGTCCCCCATCTAAATTAAATAAACCTTGTGCTAAATATTGTTTTTTCTCTTTATCAGTTTTATATCTATTATTTGTAGCAGAACTAAAATTTTTAGTTGTTTGACCATCAGCTACTTCAACAATACCTTCTAAGAAACCTTGTTCAGTTTGTTTACCATAAATTATAGTGCTGGTTTGGCTTGTTAATATATTACTTGCAGCTGTCATTGCAGCACTTACATTTACTTTACCACCTTCATCTAAATAACTTTGTGATATTTCTTGAGTAATATTTCTTAAAGAATTATACTCATCTCTATTTGTATCATTTAAATTTACTTTTATTTCTTTTGTAACAGGATCTTGTGTAAAGAATTGCCCAAACTCTCTCATCGTAGATGCAACTTTTTGAAACTCACTTTCAGGAATATTATAACTAATTGGGGATGTTGTTAGATATTCTGATAACTGCATGCTATCAAACTTAATAGGAGTTTGAGTAACAGTATCTGTCATTGTATCTTTTGTAGTAGTTTCTGTAGGTTTAACTAAAGCCTCTACTGTATTATACCCAAGAGCACCAATATTATCAACCCCTAATTGTTTTAATATAGGATTATATTTTTCTTCTGCTGATTTAACTCTTGCGTTATATCTATTATTAAAATCTGTTGCAAAGTTAGCATTCTTTAATTTTTCTTCATTTAAATTATTAGCTTTTAAATCTTCTTCTAATTTTTTCATTGTTGTTGTATCTAAAGTATATCCAGATACATCTGCAACTTCAGCAAACTCAGGAGTATATCTTGAAGCTAACATGTCATAATTAGTTTTTCTTTCTTTCTCTGCTGCAATAGCATTAGGTATAGTTTCACCTATAAGAGTTTCACCTACACGCATTAATGTATTAGCTTTTAGTGTATCATTAGCTTCTGTGTTTCTAATCTTTGCTTGTAAATATCCTGTAGCTACACCTCTTGCTACTCTACCAAAATCTATTGCCATTATTGCATCTCCTCTTTATTAGGTTTAGCCATTAAACCTTTCTTTTCTATTTTTTTAATATCTTGTTTAACACCTTTTGCAGCTTGTGCAGTTTCTTCAGCATTAACTTTAGTTCTAACAATTGATTGTATTTGTTCATTGTTAGTAATATCTGACATGGACATTCTAATTTTTTCTACGCCTGCAGTTAAACCCATAGTTGCAATCATTTTCATAATTGGTTCTGCAATTATAAATGCAACATCTGGTGTCCACTTACCTTCCATAAATCCATTAAATATAACTATTCTACCTAATGCTTCTACAGGTATACCTGCATCTAACATAGCAATTACTTGCTCCATAAATTCTGGTCTATGTAATCTATCCCACACAAAATCAGCAGCCTCATCTGGATCTGTAAATTGTGGTGGATGTTCCCAAGGATAGTTTCCAGGCTCGTCAGTTAAACCCTGACCAGGTATTGGGGCATCGAATGGATTATCTTCGCCTTCTCTAAATTTGTCCATAGTTTTTCCTTATGCTTTTAATGATGTTACTGTTCTTTTAATTTTGTAAGCTGATGAATAATATCTATTTAATCTAGCATCCCAAGCGGCATATAAAGATTCTGGATTTTCAACTTTTGCCATACCCACACTAGATGATCTATTCATTCCTGGTCTTATAAATCCTAGTCTATTTCCAAATCTTACAGGTGACACTGCAGTGTTAATAGGTTCAAACCCACTGTCATCTCCTGGTAATTTTTCCATTAAACTACCTGCTAATTTTGATCCTACAACACGGCCTGGCTCACCACCAATTAAACTTCCAACCCAGCCTCCTGCTGCTTTAACTGCTCCTTGAACTATATCTTTTATCATTTATTCTCCTATTTACCTGATAACAAATCAAAACCAAACTTACCAATCATTTGATACATAGCATCTTTAGAAGCCTTGTCTTGTAACTCTACAGTAGTAGATCTTTCTAGGGCTGCCATAGCTAAGTTATGATTTCTATTTTGCGTATTCTCTGAAGAAGTATTAACCCAAGATGCTTCATCTCTCCACTGCTGCCATGCTGAAGATAATCCCCAGTTAGAAAGATTTAATAAGTTTTGAGCATTAGCTTGATTAGCAGCATTTACTGCAGTTGTATTAGCTGTATTAACTGCTCTTCTCCAAACAACATTTGATTGGTCAATTGTTCTTTGATTTGCTACATTAAATTGTTGTCTTTGATTCTCTAGTGTTGCATTAAATTGTTTTACTGTTGCTTCTCTCTTAGCATTAGCTTCGTTAACTGCAATAGTATTTTGTGCATTCAATGCATTAATTTTACTTTGTTCTGCTTCTGCAAATTTTTTCATAGCATCTACTCTAGCAGCATTTTGATCTGCAACTGTTGTAGCTAGTTTACTATAAAATTGATTTACTTGATTCTGACTTGTAGCATTAAACTGAAATGCAGCATTAGCTGCAGCTTGGTCAGATAATAAAAAATTCTGTCTTGTATTTATATTTTGTAGATTAGCCTGCTGTCTATTAGACAAGTTAGCCATATCCATTTTAAGATATGCTTGTGCATTTGTAATCGCTGCCTGTTGATTATTAGACAGGTTTTGAAATATCATCTGCTTGTATGTAGCAGCATCCTGTGCAGCTATAGGTATAGCAGAGTTCATGATACCTTCAGCTAATGCTTCAGCTGCCATTGAACTAGCACTTAATCCTCTATTAGCCATTGCAGCTTCAGTAGCTTTTGCAGCACCTCTAGCCCATACTGGTAGGGGATTACCAGATGCTAATGCTGTTTCTACTTCTTGTTGTAATCCAGCTAACTGACCTTTTACTGTAGCATCAGATGTAATCGTACCTTGAGCTGCAGTCATAGGAGCTGATACAGTTCCTTGTGCAGCAGTCATTGTAGGAGTTTGTCCAGCCACTGTTGCAGCTGTCATCTGTGCAGCACTTGCAGCTGAAGGTGCAGCTACTTGTGTTCCTGCCATAGTTCCTGGTGCAGCTATAGTTGGTGCAGCAGTAGTAGTAGGAGCAGTAAATCCTAACGTACCAGATAAACCTGGAGTAGCTAATAATTCTTGTGGTGCTACATTCTGTAACTGTGGTGATATAGTTGTACCCGTAGGTAAACTAGGTTTTGTAATTAAACTATCAATTAACGATACAGCTTTTTGACTGCCCGTTTGTTCTGTCTGAGCAGGTGCTATTGCACCTTTCTGTAATGCTACTGTATCTTCTGTTGTCGCCATTATCTCCCCTGTCGATTATACTTTTTGAAGCTACGCTTCTCTTGTTTGTTTTTATTTTTTTTGTGAATCCTAGGACGTTTCTTAGGTTTTGGTCTTGGTACAAAATCTTTAAACTTTCTAGCCATTGTTTATTTTAAAACCTTTATACCATGCTGGTAAACCTATAAAAGGTCTTTTATCAAATTGATTTTCTTTTGCAGTTTTTGATTTTGCTTTATTATAATGCAAAAATACTTGACCACAATCCTTACCTTTAAATTCTTCTCTCCAATGTTCTAATTCACATCCAGAGTATACAAGCATATCACCTGGTGCTAGTTCTACTTTAATACCAGCATTACCTATAACTTTATAAGGGCCTTTACTTGGATCATGCTTATCTGTATTAGTTGGATCTAAGTATATTGGCCAAGGGTCACCCCCAAGATTTAAAGTTGTAGATATTTCACAAGAGTATCTATCTTTGTGTCTTGCTAACACATCTCCTTTTTTATATATTCTAGCATAAGAATATGTTTCACTTAATTTTAATTTAGTATGTTTTTCCATTACAGGTTTTACTTCTTGTAATAAAGTTTCCATTGCAATGTCACCATAATGCGAATAAGTATTTGGTACTTGATGGTCATTCCATACACCCCAATATTCTGTAAAAGGTGAAATAAATTTTGAATCAAATAATACTCTTGCAACTTTTCTTTTATTACAAAAATATTTATAAACAAAATTTGCTAATTCTTTTGATATTGCTTTTTTAATTACTGTATATTTATTTTTTTGAAACGACATTTTTAATAATATTTTTCCCCTTTAATTTTTTATTTGACTGTATAAAGTTTTTAATATAGTCTGGTTTATTTTTTACAGTATTAGTTTCGAGGGTAGCTTGTATTACAGCTTTTTTCATATTATCATTAGGCTTTGACATCTAAAACACTATTAGGTATTGCCTGACAGTTCCAATGTATAAATCTAAATGGTTCATATCCCATGTCTACAATGTATTGGTGTGGCATGTATGAAGGAAAGAACATAGTTCTTCCTGGTTGAACTTTATAATTAATTTGTGATGATGCATATGTTACTTTTGTTTTATCTTTTTCTGGTAAAAGATTCATAACATTACCTGGTCTAGGGTCTTCAAATAAGGGCATAGATGTAACATCACTTGCTTTTAAAAAATAAAAACCAGATATATGCCCATTCCAATGTGTATGTAATGTATGATGTCCTCCACCTTTCTTAGCAAACTCTTGCACCCACATTTCTGTAATAAATACTGTATAATTTGTTAAATCAAAGCCCATTTCAGTTAACAAATTATGTGCTGTTGCACCTACATCATCTTGTAACTTTTTAAACTTAGGATCACCTATTAATGATGTTGAATGAAACACATGACCCATGTCTCCTTTATTTCCAAACTTTTTATTTCTTTTATCTATTGACTCTTTTAAATTTTTTTTAGAATCTTCAATATACTTATCAGATGCATTATTTAATTCATTTACAAATCCTGGTTCGTCACCATGCCATATTGGGCAACTAAATAAATCTTCCCTATTTAATTGTTTTGGAAACTGTAATTCTGTTTTTAAGTTTTTAGTTTTTTTCTTTTTCATATTCTCCTTATCTAAATGGCCAACCAAGATTCCATATAACTAAACTATGTCTTGAGCCTTTTTTTACTGGGCATACTCGATGCCATACAAACGAGGGGAATACTACTAAACTTCCTTTAGGTAATATCTCTTTACACTTTATAGGTTTTCTAGGTTTATCAGGATCTAGATTTCTAAAATCAAATTCTAATTCACCACCTTTATATTCTTTTGGATCTGATAATGTGACTGTTACAGATAACTTTCTAATTTTACCATGTGATGGATCATTAGCAGTTTCTCTAATATAAGGTTGATCCCAACTATCACAATGCCAATCATAAAATTGATCTTTAGTATATTTTGTAAATTGGCAAGATTCACTAAAATCCCATTCAAAATTCCAACCTGCATTTCTATTTGCTTGATGAATATATGGTTGTATTTCTTTATAAATCCATCTATCACTCATCCAAACAATATCTGAATTTCTTTTCTTTTTTAAATCTTTTGTTTGTTTTTCATTTAATGGTTTATTACCATAACCTCCAGTAACTGCCATTTGATCTTGTAATGATTTTCCATATCGTACAATATCATTACATATTCTTTCTGGTATTGCACTTTGGAAATACCAATAATAATTTGTTAAATTCATATCCCTTATATTATACTAATTTTTTTTAATATTGTCAAGGGGTATATTATTTAGAAATTGTTAATGTACCAGAAGCAGTAAATTTAGCAATTTTATCACCACCTGGGTGAGTTGAACCTGTAAATGCAGAACAAGGACTACCTGTAAATGTTAATGCACTTGGGCCTCTAACTACTACAATTCCTGATCCACCATGTCC